CCAGCTTCTTTCAGCGGGGAAATGATGCCGAGCACAAGTAAGAAGCAACATAATTTCATGGCCGCGATAGCTAATTCGCCATCGTTCGCTAAGAAAGCAGGAGTGCCCATGTCAGTGGGTAAAGACTTTAACGAGGCTGATAAAGGCCGTAAATTTTCTAAAGGTGGCGATATGAAAGAATCTAAAGCGATGATGAAAAAGGAAGTTGGCTTTATGAAAAAAGCTGGCGCTCCAAAGTCCATGATCAAGCACGAAAAAGCTGAAGCCGGTATGAAAAAAGGCGGCATGCCCATGAAAATGAAAGACGGCAAAAAAGTGCCTATTTTTATGGCTAAAGGTGGCGGCGTTGAGACCAAGGGTAAAACCAAGGGCAAAATGATCAAGATGAAATCTGGCGGCATGGCCTGCTAAGGAAATATTATGAAAAAACGTAACTTTAGAGATGGTGGCATCTACACCGCCGAAATGGGTCAACCACCAATGGAACCAGATGGTGGGTCTGTAAGCCCAAAGCCCATGATGAAAAAGCCACCTATGGCTATGAAAAAGCCTATGCCCAAAAAGCCAATGATGCCTATGGCTCCTAAGCCCCGTGGCGCACCACCTGATGCGTCCGTGATGCCTGCTCCTGCTTTTAAGCATGGTGGCTCTGTAGGCTCTGCTTCTAAGCGTGCTGATGGTTGTGCTACTAAAGGCAAAACTAAGGGCACTATGATTGCTATGAAGAGCGGCGGCTACACCTGCTAAGAAAAATATTATGGCAACCGTAAAACCCAATAGTAGTGTTACTAAGTCTTTGAAGAAGGCTGGGTTTTATGGCGCGACTGAACCCAAACGGCTGGCTATTATTAACAAAGTTACAACCAAACCCCAGCGGATAAAAATGGTTGACAAGATGTTTTTAGCCAAGAAAGTTAAAGGCGGTACAAAATGATGGCAAGCCGTGGAATGGGTGCAATGTCCCCAAATAAAATGCCTAAAGCCAAGGTAAAAAAGCGCCGTGACAACACTGACTTCACCGAGTACGCTGAAGGTGGAAAAGTAAAATCCAAAGTAAACGAGGCGGGTAATTACACCAAGCCCGGTTTACGTAAACGGATTTTTAACAGCGTCAAAGCTGCGGCAATTGTTGGCACGGGCGCTGGTCAGTGGAGTGCAAGAAAAGCACAGGTCATGGCTAAACGATATAAAGCTGCTGGCGGTGGGTACAAGGACTGATATGAAAGCGCCGCAAAAGTCTCTCAAAGACTGGGGCGACCAGAAGTGGCGCACCAAAAGCGGTAAGCCGTCTTCAAAAACAGGTGAGCGTTATTTGCCGGAAAAAGCGATAAAATCGTTAAGTCCTGCCGAGTACGCGGCTACTACAAAAGCTAAGCGGGCTGGTAAGGCAGCGGGCAAACAATTTGTTGCTCAGCCTAAAACGATTGCAAAGAAAACAGCGGGGTATCGGTAAATGAGCACTTCAGGCACCTCCATCTTCAACCTTGAATTCACTGAGATTGCAGAGGAATCGTGGGAGCGTGCTGGCCGTGAGATGCGCACGGGCTATGACCTGCGCACTGCACGTCGTTCAATGAACCTGATGACCATCGAGTGGCAGAACCGTGGCATCAACATGTGGACGATTGATCAAGGGACTATCAACCTTGTGCAAGGCGTTAACACTTACGCATTGCCAAACGACACCATTGACTTGTTGGAACATGTCATCCGCACGGGCGCGGGCAATGTGTCTACGCAGGCTGACCTCTCAATCACGCGAATCAGTGTCTCTACGTACGCAACGATCCCAAACAAGTTACAACAGGCACGCCCAATCCAAATCTGGATTCAACGCATGTCGGGCCAAGAAAGCCTGACTGCTGGCCTGTTGTCCTCCACCATTACCTCAACTGCTACTACCATCACTCTGAGTGACGTAACGGCCTTGCCAGCGGCGGGTTTCATTCGTTTGGACAGTGAAGTCATCAGCTACGGCTACATCACGACTGTTGTGGGCAGCACGCAAGGAACGCTCTCTAACTGTGGCCGTGGCCAACAAGATACCTTTCCTGCCGCGCATACTGCTGGAGCCCCAGTTTATTGGCCCCAAGTGCCCGCTGTAACCGTCTGGCCAACCCCAGATCAAGGTACCGCAGCCGCGCCCTACTATCAGCTTGCTTACTGGCGTATGCGCCGTATTCAGGATGCTGGGGCGGGTGTTGAGACCGCAGACATGAATTTCCGTTTTTTGCCCTGCGTAGCGGCTGGCTTGGCCTATCACATTGCTATGAAGGTGCCTGAACTTGCGCCACGCATCCCGATGTTAAAAGCCGCATACGACGAACAGTTTGACTTGGCAGCAGGAGAGGATAGAGAAAAGGCTGCGATTCGGTTTGTGCCGCGTCGCTCCTACATTGGGGGTGGCTAATGGGAAACCGTTTTGCCTCCGGCAAGATTGCAATTGCGATCTGCGACCGTTGTGGTTTTCAGTTCCGTTTGCGCGAGTTGCGCACGCTGATCATCAAAACGCAGCAGGTCAATATTTTAGTTTGCGCAGATTGTTGGGAACCTGATCAACCACAGTTGCAACTGGGTATGTATCCAGTGGACGATCCGCAAGCATTGCGGAACCCACGTACGGATAATACGTACTACCAGTCGGGTACAACTGCAACTGGGTCGATTGGTGAGGGTAGTCGGAATATTCAATGGGGTTGGGCTCCAGTAGGAATGTCCCGAGGTTTTGATTCTGAACTTACACCAAATAACTTGGTGGGAGTCGGACAAATTGGTACAGTAACGGTTGTGATTACATAAGGAGTCATCATGGACAAAAAGACAGTGAAGGCTATTGCCGACAAAGAAGTTTCAGCGCATGAGAAACGCATGCACAAAGGCCCAGCCAAGTTTGCCAAAGGTGGTGTGACTGGCGCGGCAATGAAGGCCAGTGGCCGTAACGTAGCTCGCGCAATGAATCAGCGCGGCGCTGGACGTGGAGGCTAACATGGCCAAATACAGTCAAAAAATGATGGGTAAAGAAGTTGGCTCTGCCAGCGTCTACGCCGAGCCACACACAATGAAGGGTAAGCCTGTCAAGATGTCAAGCAACCCCGGCAGTGGCCCAGATCACAGTAACTTAGACACTGTGAACATGTCTGTTGGAAACATCTACAAGCGCGATGATGCTGGCCCAAAAACCAGCGGCATTCTTGTGCGTGGTGGCAAAGCGCAGACCAAAGGCAAGATGGCCCGTGGCCCTATGGCCTAAGAGGTAGCTCATGAACTACACCGAGTTGTGCACCAACATTGAGGACATCTGCGAGAACGAGTTTTCTGCGCAGGCGTTAGCTATGTTCACCGAGCAGGCTGAGCAAAAGATTTACAACACGGTGCAGATTCCTGCAATTCGCAAGAACGTGACGGGGACACTGACAACTGGTATCAAGTACCTCCAGATTCCGTCTGACTTCCTTTACGTTTATTCGCTGGCTGTGATTGAATCCAATGGTGAGTACCACTACTTGGTTGACAAGGATGTGAACTTCATTCGTGAAGCCTACCCACGAGATGTAACCGCCACGCGCACGTTGCCTAAGTATTACGCCATTTTTGATGCCTCTGCGTTTATTGTTGGCCCCACACCTGATCAGGCGTACAGTGCAGAGTTGCACTACGGCTACTACCCCGAGTCCATCGTCACAGCAGGCACTACGTGGCTGGGCACTGAGTTTGATTCTGCTCTCTTGAACGGCGCACTGATTGAGGCTATCCGCTTCATGAAGGGTGAGCCTGACATGATCGCGGTCTACGAGAAGTTGTACGTTCAGGCAATTGGCCTCTTGAAGAATTTGGGTGACGGTAAGCTACGTACAGACACGTATCGAACCGTTCAAGTCCGCAATCCAGTAAGTTAAGGAGTAAAAAATGGCAATTACACAAGCAATGTGCACCTCGTTCAAAGTTGGCATTCTCGGCGCTGATTTTGATTTTGATACAGGCACAACCCAAGTTTTTAAAATCGCGTTGTTTACGTCGTCTGCTACGCTGAGCGCAGCTACAACTGCATACAGCACATCCAACGAGGTGTCTGGCACCGGTTATTCTGCGGGCGGCAACACTTTGACAGTTAGCCAAGTACCTACGTCAACGGGCACCACAGCGTTCTTGGACTTTGCGGACACCACATGGTCAACCGCTACGATTACTGCGCGTGGCGCGTTGATCTACTTGGCCAACGGCACAACCAACCCGGCAATTGCTGTGCTGGATTTTGGTAGTGACAAGACTTCAACCGCTGGCAACTTTACCATTCAGTTCCCTGCCGCAGACGCGACCAACGCGATCTTGCGTATCGCCTAACGGTGAGTAGGTGGCTGATGCAAAGGTAGCCTTTGAAGGATGGGGTGCCTCGGGCGTTGCTTGGGGCTCCCAAGGGTGGGGTGTCGGCCATTCAGATGTAACTGCTACTGGCGCTGTCGGTACGGTTGCTGTCACAGCAGACGCAAACGTCTATCCTTCAGGCTTGTCAGCCACGGGGCAAGTGGGCACCGTTGTCGTTGCTGCTGACGCAAATGTATTTGTAACTGGGGTTAGCGCCACAGGCGCGGTTGGTACGGTCACTGTTGTGGCCACCGCTGTGGTCTTCCCCACGGGCGTAGAAGCAACTGGGTTTGTCGGCACTTCTACGGTCACCGGTGACGCCAACGTATACCCTTCAGGACTATCAGCCACAGGCCAAGTCGGT